TAAGATGGGAATCCATCAACGTAAAGAATAAATCTATTCTTTTGTTTTGGCTCAAATGCCGTGTAAAATATTTCGTTAGGATCTAATACTGCCATTTTATGTTTTTATTTTATTATAAATATTCTATTTTTTTGTTTTTATTCAGGAAATACTGCTCCTGTTGGTAACACATTGAAATCTAGCATAATAAATTCTGCTGTTCTAGTTGGTTGTAAATAAATCTGTCCTACTAGTTGATTTCTATCTATTACATCTGGAGTATTGTTAGTATCATCCATTACTACTTTAAATGCATACAATCCTTGTCTTTGTTGTACTGATTCTAAGTATGGGTTCACTTGTGCTAAGAATGAATTTCTTGTAGCAATTGTGTTTTGTTCAAATACTAAATTATCAGATATCTGAGATATGTATCCTTTTAAGGCAATTAACAATCTACGTACATTTACACGATCTAATGCGCTAGCTCGTTTCTGTAGTGTCTTTTGTCCAAATACTACAACTCCACTTCCTGGGAATGTAGCAATTGGGTTAATATTAGCTTCATATAAAGAATCTCTATTTGAAGTTGTTAATTTTCTTTCTGCTTTAGTTACATTTCCAAGAGCTCCTCTTGTTAATCCCGCAGGTGCGAACCATGCATCACTTGAAGCATCTGTAAATGCATATACTCCAGGAATCATAGTAGAGGCAGGTACCCAAACAACTTGTCCAGTATTTGGATCAACTGTTTGTAACCATGGCCAATAAGTAGCAGCATATGAACTATCAAATGCAGCTGCATTAGTTACCATAGTTGATATTTGTGTTCCATATCCATCTAAATCTACAACTGCTATACAGTCTTGACGACTTTCTGCAACATTAACTAATGATGTTATTTGTGTTCCGTGGTCAGAATGATTTAATCCTGGGGCTGTTAATAAGTTAAATTTATAATCATCTTTATTACTTAGTAAAGAAATTGATGAATTATAATCAGTAGCAGCTAATCCTTGAATATCACTTGGTGTAATTTTATCATAAAATTTAGCATCCGCACCAAATAAATCTCCAGTAGCTCCACTAAAAGAGCCTGATCCTACTTGTGGTAAACTAGCGGTAAATTCTGTTTTAGCTGTTCCTGCATTATCAAAATAATCTGGAGTTTTAGCTGTAACTGATTTTACTCTTATATATTTACTTTTATTAATATATTCTCCTGATGATTGTACATAAGAATCAGCACCATCTGATACTACTGAGTAGCTAGTGTTACCAATTACTTTTTCAATATAATTAGGAGCTTTAGGGTCTAATGATAAATTACCCCATGTTTCTAAAATTGATTTGTTTTTATGAGTATCATCACCTCTACGAACAAGTAAACTAAAAGTTCCAGCTGATGAATTTGATGTTGCTATTTCATATCTGATATTATCTACAGATCCATTGGCTAAAGCACCGTTTCCTACTTCTGAACCTGAACTATTCATAATAACACCTTCTGATAGTGTTGATAGTTCAAATGGAACTTGGTTTACAATATCATCAGCAGTTAAAGTATAAGAAATGTCTGTACCACCCCCTATATCTGCTGACCCTACTGAAATTACTTCATTTACGGCATATCCTTCTCCTTTAGATGCTATTGTAAAGCTATCTACTCTTACTTCAAAGTCATTTCCTTGGCTTAATTTAAATACTATATCAGTAGATGAACCTATAGCACTTCCTGTTACGTATAATTCATCATCAACGGCATAACCACTTCCTTGAGTTGTTACATTAACTCCAGTGATTGTTCCATCAGCTGCTATTTGTAATATAGCTCCTGAACCTGTACCATTAGTAGTAGTAGGGACGTCTGAATAAGTAGTAGCGGCGACTCCTGTGGAATCTGTGGTAATAGAAGCTAGTAAAGCATCTGCTACATTTGATAAAACTCCTTGTCCAATTCCTTTTACTATATTAGCAGTAGCACCTGTTCCTTCAAGTGATCCTGTTAAGGAAATACCATTATATGGGTTTGCTACACCACCAATACCACCATCAACGGACAGTGATTTGAGTGCCAATTCACCTGTCTCAACTGAATTATATAGATCTGAGGAAAGGGCATCTGTAAAGTTGCCTTTTGCTACTCTAGTTACTAATAATGATTTTCCTCCTTGGGAAAAATAGTTGTTAGCTGAAATTGAGGTTAAATAAGTGTATTCTGATGAACCGCTAGTAATTGCGCCACCGAAAACTGCTTGATACTCACTAAATGAAGTTACTAAAGTTGGGATACCAACGGGACCTTTAGCAGCAGGTCCTACGATAGCAGCTCCTGCTTCTACGGGTTGACCTTGGATAAAAGATTGATCGTTTTCTCGAGCCAATACACCAGGTGAAATTAATGTTTCTGCCATTTTATAATGTTTATTTTATTATATTTATTTATAAATATTAAGGGGTCCCTCAAAAAATTAGGAACCAGATGGGGATAGTAAATCTTCTTTTTTTGTAGGTAAAATTTCTCCTGTATTTAAATTAATTTTACCATCTCCATATTTTTCAGTTAGGGACTTTCCCATTTCATTTTGTTTAGAGGATAGTGTTCTAAATTGATCCACTAAACCTTCTTTTTGTAATACTAATTCTCCTAGTGAAAATATAATATTATTGCTTTGTTGTTGGATTTCATTTAAATCTTGCAACTCTTTTTCAGATAACTTATTCATGTTTTAATTTGTTATAAATATATATAAAATTATTTAAATTTTAATAAATGCATTAAAGTTTTATAAACTTTGTGAGGTTTGATATTTTTATGGCAGATATGTTGGGAAATTGTATTTTGATGTCTCGGACACCAATCCCAATTTCCTTTATCAAATTGGAATCTTGTATCTACCCAACAATTGTTACATACAGAATAATCTTCTATTTTGGTTAAACCTTGAGTAAATTCATAACCATAAGGTAAAAAATTATTTACCATTAAAGTAGGTTTATTCATAGCCCAATTAAACCAAGATATACCTGAACCTAATCCTATAAAATATTCCGAATGGTATAGATAATTAAAAGTGTTATTCCAATTTAATTTTGGGATATTAATTATATTTTTTTTATTATGGTCTTCATAAGATATATCTACTACTTTATACCCTGCTTCATTTAACATTTTAGCTAATTCTTCCCAATAACTATAGGGCCATTCTTTTAAAGCTGCTGTTGAATGAGGGGCGATACAAATGTATTTATCTTCAATTGGTCGTTTTTTATGCTTAAAATTAACCCCGTAATTTACTTCTTTATATGGTAAGTTTAAAATATCAGTAGCAGTTTGAATTAGTGGGATAGTATTAGGGGTTGTTGGGTGATATATTCCTTCATCCCATTTACCATTAGTTATAAACCATCCTAATTTATAACATGCATAATAATTCCCAGAATCATCAGGATTAACAAAAGTAATATTTTTATATTCAGGAAGATTTTTGAAAAACGTATTATGGAAGGTAGATAAAGTAACTTTACATTTATATTTTTTAGCAAATTCTACTGCCTGAGGAGCCCATGCTAATGTATCTCCTATTGATCTAGAATCTAAAGTAATTTTAATATTTTTACCCTTTATATCCCATTTATGTACTACTTCTCCATTTATCTTAATAGTCCAAGGTATATGCCATCTTTGGTTACATTTAACCCACATATTATTTTTAAGAGTAGAGGAATGTTCTACTGTGTGTGTTTGGCTATTGATAAACTCAACTAAATATTCTTTAGATTCTTCTCCCTTAATTTCTACTTTAGGTTCGTAATTAAAAGAAATTTCTATTTTATTTTTCATCTGATAAAGAGGTATAAAATTCAATATGATTATTTGCAAAATTTTGCATATTATTTCCTATATCGTAATCATTATATTTAATAGGAGAATGCACAACGTCAATTAAGTTATTATGATCTATAAAAGAATCTCCTGTTAGTTCAGTAATAAAATTAGTATATTCTTCCCCATAATGTTCTAAATTATTAGCCATTATTTTAATATTATTGGAAATTGCTTCCTTTAATACAATAGGGTTACACTCCCAAGTAGAAGTAAATAACATTAAATCAGCTAATTTAAAATAATCCTTAGTATTACTTTTTTCTCCCCATACTAAAACATTAGGAGGAATATCTTTCATTAAGGGTTCCCAATAACTTTTAAAGTTAGGTGCTTGATTCCCTACAAAATGGAATATATAAGTAAACCCATATTTATCATATAATTTTTTTGCTATATCCAAAGCGTATCCCTGGTTTTTTCCTGGGGTCCATAGTCCCACATTAATTATATGAAATTCTCCTTTATGTCTATACCCAATTTGATCTAGAGCTTCTTCTCGAGTTTTATTAGATTGGATTGAAGGGTCTATGGGGAAAGGTATTAAGGATTTTTTAGCATTTTGGTCTTTAAAAGTATGTTCTATATGGTAAGGTGTAACACAAGCATACCCATCAGGTTCATGTAATTTATTTTCTTTGGGATTAAAATAAATATTATGACACGTTTCTACTATTTTCCAGGGGTGTTTATTATTATATAAATCTTTTTGTAATTCAGAATCAAAGGGATTACCTCCATCAAACCCCTCTGGGATTTCTTCTATATGAATTATGTCTATTTCTTTTTTATAGCAAAAATCAATAATACCTTTTTGAGTATTCCCATCACCTAAAAAACTATAAAAGTTTTCTCCTACTAATTCTTGGATTTGTTTTCTTTGGACAACATAATCGGGGCTATAAAATTTCCACTCAATTACATAAATTTCAAAATCGCTGTATTGTTGTATTGCCTGGATACGTTTTAGTAAAAACGCAGGCATACCTCCTGTACTTAAATGTGGTGCTATAAATAAAACTTTCATTGGACTATAATATAAAAACCTTAATTTAAATTATCACGGAATATCATTAATGTTTCCTGTTGTTTCTGTTGTTATATTAATTTTAGATTTAGAATTTAATTTTTTAATTGCATTTAAATCTTTTTGCATTACGTCCGGTACGATATAACCTCTTAAGTTGATATCAAAATTACTTTTAACTAGTCTATCTTGACCTGCTGTAATTTCAGCGGCAGTAGAGAAGGAATTTACTCTAGCATTAAATTTAAATCTTTCTGGATTACCCCAATATGAATCAGAAGCATATTCTACTGATTCAATTATTTTGTTTAATTGTTCCATGTAATAAGTCTGAATGATACAACTATAGGTAATATCTAGATAATCAGGGACTACTACAGTATTAAATTGTTTAGTAGGAACTCTATTATTTAGTAAATTAAAATTATTATATGTATTTTTTGGGTTGAAACCCTTTTGGAAGGTACCATATAAATTAGGGGAATTAGAATCTAATTTATTATATGTACTTCTATCTTTTGCAATAGTATCCCTTTTAATTACTATAATAGGTAACATTACAGACCCACCTTTATCTCTATAATAACCATCTCTTTGATATGATTTCCACCTTTCAGGATTACCATATATTATGGGTACTGCTCTTCTTTCTCCATT